AGTTCTTTTATATAAATAAAAATACTATAACTTTAAAGGAATTTTATAATGAATGGTATTTTCAAGATTTTATTTTTTCAAAATTTGTATTTAGAGGACAAGGAGATATAAATTATAAATTAATTCCTACAATCTTTAGAGATACAGATAAGATAAAAAATCTTTGGGGATATAAGGAAGAATTGGAGGGAGATTTTGCACTTAGAGAATTATTGAATTTATCACGTTTTTATAATCTTTGTAATAGACAAGGATTAAAACTACCAAATGTACCTAGTTGTTTTATAACAAGAATAGGAAGTAATGTAAATTTAAGAAAAATTTATGAAGATGAAAAAAATACTGAATGGTGGATACCAGACAGTTTAAAAGAGTTAGCTTCTTTAGCACAACATTATGGTATGCCTACTAGACTATTAGATTGGACATATCAATTTAATATAGCATTATATTTTGCACTAATGGACTCAATGTTAAATACTAAAAAAGATTTTTCAGTGTGGTGTTTAAATAGAGATTTTATAGAAGATTTTAAAGAATTTTTGATACAATATAAAGAAAAAACAAGATATATAAAAAAAATCCCATTAATTCCATTATCTTTTATACAACCTAAATATAATGGAAATCAAAATATAACAATGCAAAAGGGTATATTATCTTTGTGGGAAGTAAATTTAAGGCAAGCCTTTATTCAAGATTTAAAAATAAATAAAGAACCTTTAAATGTTTTATTAAAAAAATTTATACTAGATAATGAAGAATTATTTGAAGAATTTTTAGATGAACATAAAGAATATAATAATGATTATATTTTAGTAAATTTTAATTTTAAGTATGAAGAACGTTATAAAATTCTTCGTTTTTTAAGAGTTCATGGTATAATGCATAGTACTATATATCCTGGATTTAAAGGTGTAGTTGATGAATTAGAAGAAAACTTGCAGATGGATATTGAAGCAGCTAAATTAGGTTTATATAATGGAATACAATATCGATAAAGAAGTATAGGATATGAGGATATTTTTTATTTGAGGTGATTTTGTTATGGAAATTTCTACAGGGTCAGTTTTAGCGACAGCTTTTGGAGGAGCTGCTATGGGTTCTATTATTACAGGAATAATCTCAATTTGGCTAAGTAGAAAAAATTATAAAGAAGATTATTATAAAAAAATAATTGATAAACGAATAGAGGCTTATGAAAAATTAAATAATTATTTAACCTCTTTAAATATATATGTACTTGTAACTTCTGGAGATAAAGATATAAAAATTAATAGCATTTTCTCATCAAAAAAGAATTTTGAAGAGAATTTATCTTTAGCAAAATCTATTAATGATAAAAATACATGGATAAACAAAAAAACTATAAATGAATTTTATAGTTTATATAATCTTTTATCGTATATTTATGATTATTTATATAATGATGATACTTCTGCATTAATTTGGTGGATAAATGAAAATAAAAAAGAAGATTTATTAAAAAAAGTAATAGAAGAAAAGAATAAACTAGAAAGTATTATTGAAAGTAATGATGAAAGAATATATGATATTTTATTAGCAGAAAGAAGAATCAATGCTGTAGGAATAGTTTTTTTTGATTGTATAGAAGATAAAATTAATAATTTAAAAAAAATGGTTTATAATGACTTTCAAAAAATGTATGATATAGAAGCTTTTTTAAACGTACAAAATGAAGCACCTGAATAGGTGCTTTTTTTATACCCAAAAATAAGGAAAGGAAGTATAGTTATGGACATTAAGATTATTTATAAACCAACAGATAAAATAGTTCCATATGAAAATAATCCTAGGCTGAATGATGAGGCTGTTGAACCAGTAGCAAATAGTATTAAACAATTTGGATTTAAAGTTCCAATAATAATAGATAGTAGCAATATAATTGTTGCTGGTCATACAAGATTGAAAGCGGCTAAACAATTGGGTATGGATAAAGTACCATGTATTATAGCTGATGATTTAACAGAAGAACAAATTAGAGCTTTTCGTTTGGTAGATAATAAAGTGTCTGAATTAGCTGATTGGGATTATGAGAAATTAGAAGAAGAATTAGCTAATATTAATAGTATTGATATGAATATTTTTGATTTTGATATGTCAGAAATAAATGATATTGTTGAACACTTAGATGAAGATATAGTATGTGATTCAGAATTAGAAAAAGTTTCACTTAGTGAAAAATTTTTATTTACACCAACATCTGTATTAAATACAAGATGTGCACAATGGCAAGAAAGAAAAAGAGCATGGTTTAAGTATGGCATTAAATCTGATTTATCAAGAGAAAATATTAAAACGACAGGTAGTGCAGCAGGTTCAGTACCTAGATTTTATCAATATAAAGAGAAATGTGAGAAAGAATTAGGTCATAAATTATCAGTAACAGAGTTTACAGATAATTATTTGCATAAATACATGAAAGAAGATAGTTTATTAAAATTTACTAATACAGGTGGGATATTAAGTGTATTTGACCCTGTCTTATGTGAGTTAATGTATTATTGGTTTAGTTTTGATAAAGCAAAGATTTTAGACCCATTTGCAGGTGGTAGTGTAAGAGGTATTATTGCTTCAAAATTGAACAGGCAATATACAGGAGTTGATTTACGAAAAGAACAGATAGAAGCTAATATAAATCAGGGTGATGAATTATTATCTACAGATGATATAAAACCTAAATGGATATGTGGAAACAGCTTAAATATATCTTCGCTTGCAAAAGATGAGTATGATTTTATATTTAGTTGCCCGCCTTATTATGACTTAGAAATATATAGTGATGATAAAGAAGATTTAAGTAATCAAACTTATGAAGATTTTTTATCTATGTATAGAAAAATAATATTTGATAGTGTTAATATGCTTAAAGATAATCGTTTTGCATGTTTTGTTGTTGGAGATATTAGAAACAGAAAAACTGGCATGTATAGAAATTTTGTATCAGAAACTATAGCTGCATTTCATAATGCAGGAATGGAATTATATAATGAAATAATTTTATTAACAACATTAGGTTCTTTACCAATTAGAATGGGGAGAGGTTTTTCAATAAGTAGAAAAGTAGGTAAAACACATCAAAATGTATTAGTTTTTTATAAAGGAGACCAGAAGAAAATAAGAGATTTATATGGGGATATAGATATTTTAGAAATATCAGATGAAGATCTGGACATTTAATAGTACTTACCTTAACATATCAAGCACAAGGAGATGATGATATGTTAGAAATAATAAAACAAAGAGCATTTGAAGCTAGATGTGCATACAAAAAAGGTTTGATTACAAGAGCAGAAGCAAAAACAGATATTGAACCATATATAAAATTATTTAATAATAAGAGCATGGAAATTGCTAAGAAATACAATATGAAACCAAAAAAAATAACATTTGCAGGTTTTATTAGATAGGTAGGTTTAGAAACCTACCTTTTTTATTTGGAGGGAGAGTGATGAGCAATGAAAATTTAAGACCATGGGAAAGACAAGATGGTGAAACCGAAAAGGCTTTTTCTGCATTTAAAGCCTATTTAGAAATGGAAGATAGAAATGTAACTTCGCTTGCTAAAAGGTTGTCAAAAAGTAGACAATTACTTGTCAATTGGAAGCAAAAATATAATTGGCAAGAACGTTGTATAGCATGGGATAAATCACTCCAGGAGATAGAATATAAAACCGCTGTAAAAGAACGTAAGAAGATGGCTAAACGTCATATTGCTATTGCAATGTCTATGCAAGCAAAGGCAGTAGAAGCGTTAAAGAAAATAGATGTATCTAAACTAAATGCAAGTGAAATTATTCGTTTGTTTGATACTGCGGTTAAAATAGAGCGTTTAAGTAGAGGTGAAGCTACAGAAAACCAAGTACAAGAAATAACTCAAAATATAAATACTATAACTGAAAATCCATTTGAAAATCTTACTAGAGATGAATTATTGAGGTTAATAAAATGAATAGAAACTTAGCTAGACTAGGTGCAAAGATAGAACTTGCAAGACGTGAGTTCTTTTTTTATGCCCAATTAAAAGCTCCAGAATTTTATAAATTAGATAGAGCTTTTTTAGTTGATATTTGTAATACACTTCAAAATTTTATTTCATCAGATAAGAAAGTATTAATCTTAAATGTTCCTCCCAGACATGGTAAAAGTCGTACAGCAGGATTATTTGTTGAATGGATATTAGGAAAAGACCGTACAAAAAAAATAATGACTGGAAGTTATAATGAAACTTTATCAACTATGTTCTCTAAAAATGTGAGAAATGATATACAAGAAGCTAAAGCAGATATATATAAACCAGTATTTCATGATGTATTTCCTTTTACACATATAAAACGTGGCGATGGTGCTATGAATTTATGGAGTTTAGAAGGTGGTTATAATAATTATCTTGCTACAAGTCCTACAGGTACAGCTACAGGTTTTGGTTGCGACCTTTTGATAATTGATGACCTTATCAAAAATGCAGAAGAAGCCAATAATGAAAGTGTAAAGGAAAAGCACTGGGAATGGTTTACAAATACCATGCTTTCTCGTCTTGAAGAAGGCGGAAAAATTATAATTATTATGACTCGTTGGGCTAGTGATGATTTAGCTGGTAGAGCCTTAGAACATTATTCTTGTGATGAAGTAGAACATATAAAATTTAAAGCAGTTTATGATGATAATTCTATGCTATGTGATGAGATATTATCTGCTAAATCTTGTGAAGATAAGAAAAAAGCTATGGGGTTGGATATTTGGTCTGCAAATTATCAGCAAGAACCAATAGATTTAAAAGGCAGATTATATAGTAATTTTAAAACTTATACTGGTGATTTACCTACATTTAAACAAGTTAGGGCTTATGTAGATACAGCAGATGAAGGCGACGATTATTTATGTTGCATTATCTATGGAGCTACTTTTCAAAATGAAGCATATGTATTAGATGTTATATATACTAAAGCATCAATGGAAGTTACAGAAAATACTGTAGCTCATGCTTTATATATAAATGGAGTAAATAAAGCTAAATTTGAAAGTAACAATGGTGGACGTGGATTTGCGAGAAGTGTACGACGTATTTTATTAGAAAAATTAGGAACTAATAAATGTGTAATAAAATGGTTTCACCAATCCAAAAACAAACAAGCTCGTATTTTATCTAATGCTACTTGGGTTATGGAACATATCTATTTTCCTGTTGGTTGGCAAAATAGATGGTCAGACTATTATGAGGCAATGACTAAATATCAACGTGAAGGTAAAAATAAACACGATGACGCACCAGATTCTACTACAGGCATAGCAGAAGATTTATCTAAAGGTGGCATGAGTATATTTAAGTGAGGTAATTTAATTTGAATTTAGAGCAAGCTAGAAATTTAATAAATAAATATTTATCTTATCACTCGGTATTTGTAAGAAATGCACTAATAGCACAAAGATATTATCTAGGAGATAACGATATATTGCATAGAAAACCAAAGGAAAAATTGCAGGGAGGAAAACCTAATCCTTTACGATGTGCAGATAATAAAATAGCTTTTAATTTTCATCAGTTATTGGTAAATCAAAAAGCAAGTTATCTTTTTACAGCTCCACCGCTATTTGATGTTAAAGATGATATTATGAATGAGTATATAGCAAATGTTCTAGGAGATGCTTATGCTAAAAAAGCTAAAGATTTATGTGTAGAAGCAAGTAATAGTGGTGTTGGTTGGCTACATTATTGGATTGATAATGTAAAAGGTTTTCGTTGGGCAGTTATTCCTTCTATGCAAATTTATCCAGTATATAGTACGAGATTGGAAAAAGAGCTACAGGCTGTACTTAGAACATATAAATCTATTGATGATGAAGGGAAAGAATGGGATATTTGTGAGCTATGGAATAATACGAAATGTGCTACTTATAGACAACGTGGAGAGGTATTTGAACCATATAATATTTTTACTACTTCGGGTATAAACGGACAGCCAACAAATATTTATAATCATAATTTTGAACAAATACCTTTTATTGAATTTCCCAATAATAATACATTAACTAATGATTTTAATAAGATAAAATCACTTATTGATGTTTATGATAAAACATATAGTGGATTTGTAGATGATTTAGAAGATATCCAAGAAGTTATTTTTATACTTAATAATTATGGAGGACAAGATTTAAACGAATTTCTAAATGACCTAAAATATTATAAAGCTATTAAAACAGAAAGTGATGATGCTTCTGACAAAAGTGGAGTATCTACATTAACGATTGAAATACCAGTTGAAGCAAGGAAAGAGTTATTAGAAACTACAAGAAAAGCTATTTTTAGTATGGGACAAGGAGTGGACCCACAACAGCAATCATTTGATAACACCAGTGGTGAAGCTATGAAGTTTTTATATTCCTTATTAGAATTAAAAGCTGGTTTATTAGAAATAGAATTTAAACTAGGATTTGGTGAACTTATTCGTGCTATTTGTAAATATAAAGGATTTGAACCTAAACAGATTATTCAAACATGGACTAGAACATCAATTCGAAATGATACCGAACTTGTCGATATGTGCAGTAAATCCGTTGGTGTAATATCCAATAAAACAATTCTAAAAAATCACCCGTTTGTCGAAAATGCAGAAGATGAAGAAAAGCAGCTAGAAGATGAACAAAAGAAAAAGCAAGATTTAGAAGATATTTATAGTAAAGCTTTTGACGGTGGTGAAGGTAATGGTAATACCTGATAATGAGTATTGGAAGGCAAGATTTGAGCAATTATATGAAGCACAATTAAGTCAAGAAGATGAATTTTTAGAACGTGTAAAAGATATGTATATGGAAGCGATAGATAATCTTGAAAAAGATATTGCTAAATGGTATATGCGTTTAAAAGTTAATAATGATGTAAGCTTAAGAGCAGCTAAATTACTTTTAAAAAATAATGAACTTGAAGAGTTTAAATGGACCTTAAAACAATATATAAAACGAGCTAAAGAAAATGGCATTACTAATGATTGGACTAAACAGTTAGAAAATGCTTCAGCTAAATTTCATATATCAAGACTTGAAGCAATTAAATTACAAATACAAGAACATTTAGAATATCTATATGGCAATTATTTAGATGGAATGTATGAAGCTATGCAAGACACATATCAAAATACCTATTATAAAACAGCTTATGAATTACAAGCAGGTTTTAATATGGGTTTTGAAATAGTTAAAATTGATACAAAAACTCTTGAAAAAATTCTTGCTAAACCATGGGCAGTTGATGAATTAAATTTTTCTGACCGTATATGGAAAGATAAAAATAAATTAATTAATACGCTACAAAACACATTAGTACAATCTTTAATAAGAGGGACACCGCAAGATAAAGTTGTTAAGGAATTTGCTAAAAAAATGAATGTGTCTTTAAGTCAGGCAGGACGATTGATTGCAACCGAAACAGCATATTTTGCTACCATAGGTGAGTTTGACAGTCTGAATAATTTAGGCGTTAAGCAATATGAAATATTAGCTACACTAGACCGTAGAACCTCAGATATATGCCGACATTTAGACGGGAAAATGTTCAATATGTCTGATTTTAAAACAGGTATAACAGCTCCTCCTTTTCATTGTTGGTGCAGAAGCTGTATTATTCCTCACACTCCAAAATTAAAAGGGAGTAAAAGAGCTGCTAAAAACGATGAAGGCAAAACATATTATATTGACGGCAATATGAAATATAATAACTGGAAAAAAGTTTTTGTCGATAAAACTAAAATATATAAAGACTGGCAAAAAGAAAATAAAGATAGTAATGTGATTCATAAAATAGTTGATGGAGAGGCTGTTGCAGATAAATGGAAAAGACGTAAAAATTTATTTGAAAATCAAATTGATGATGTTGTTAATTATCAAGGATTTGATGGATTGCCTCGTATAGTGTATAGTAAAGATGAATTTTTAAAATTAGTTAATGATGACCATTTTATTGGTAAACGAGCTTATACTGCAAAAACACTAAAACAGCTTGATGAATATATATATGATTTAAGATATGGTAAATGGTATATTGATTGTAGGGTAGGAAAAGCACAATACGGTAAAGGTATGTATTGTGCTACTGATTATACTAAAGGTAATTATTTTAGTGGATTAGATAAAGAAATGGAACATTATATTCAGTTAGGTAAAAGCAATGGTAATAACTTTAAAAAAATTGAAATTATTACGTTAGATAAAACAGCTAAAATATTTACTATTCCTGATAAAGATTATGTATCTAAATCTGATTTAATAATTGAAATAGCTAAACAATATGTAAAAAAATATCCTTCATGGTTTGGCTTATCAACTAATTATACTAGAGAGGAATATAATAAAAAATATGAAGCTTATGCAAATAAGATTTTTAAAAATAAATATGATATAGGTTCTATGGTTGCTTTGTTAGGATATGATGTAATTAATGTAGCAGGTCATGGAGAAAGTAATTCATATACGGTTATTTTGAATAGAACTAAATTAATAATATTTGAAGGTGATATTAATGAAGATTGATGTTGTTCCTATAATTGTTCCACAAATATCTAAAAATGAAGTAATTGAATTTGGTTGTGATGGTATGTGTGGTATGTGTAAATATAATTTTTGGTCAAATGAATGTAAATTTTATGTTAAACCAAATTATATACCTGAAAAATATACTTCGGGTGAATCTGCGTGTCCTTATTTTGAACAGTTGGAACGAACATACATTGATGAACATACATCTGAAGAAGAAAAAGAAAAATATAAAAATTTAATTGCTCGATGGAAAGAAAATAATGCTAATGTTGATAAACGTGTTGAAGTAAAAGATTTTAGTTTAGATTGATTCATGAACCACTTACTATTATTTTAAATAGAACAAAAGTTATTTTATTTGAAGGTGACTTTAATGGCTAAAGAAACAACTATTATTTTAAAAAATATATTTGGTAATAAAGAAATAGAAGTTCCATGTATACATCAATGTACACTTTGTTTAAATAATATTGATTCACTTGCTTGTAAATTTTATCCAGCAACATTTAAAAATAAAATTCTGGATAGTATTCCAGATAAATATAAATTAGGACAGGAAGCTTGCCCCTATTTTATACAAGCAGATGATGATACTACTTTAAAATAATATAGTTATGATAGAGGTTCTTTGAGGTGGACAATTTCGTGGTATCCACACGCCTGCCAAAGAACATCTTATTAGTTTAATAAAATATAGTTTATAAACCACTTAAAAAGTTGTAGGTGGTTTTTTTATACCCAATTTTAAGGAGATGAGTAAATGGATATTTGGCACATATTGGCAATAATTTTATTTACAACGCAGATTGTTGGTAGTATATATTGTCATGGAAAAACTGTAAAACTAAGTTTTTTTTGGAAAGTATTCTGGGTTATTATTTGGAATGTAATTTTATATAATGGTGGTTTTTGGACTTAGAAAGGTGGTGAGGAAGATGTATAAATGGATTATGGAATATCTTAATTTATTTAAACAAGATTTCCCGTTTAGTGCGGTAGCTGATTTAAATGAGTATGAGATTATTAGGATTATACAAGACTGTGTAAAAAATAACCGCATTTACACAGCCGAAACGAGACTTGCGGTTATTGGAACTGGAAAAATAGGACAATGTATAACAGGAAAGGAAGAATAAAACTATGTATACAAAACATGATTGGCAGGACGGAGAACTTATTACAAAATCCTTGATGAACAATATGGAAAAAGGAATTGAAGATGCTAATAATAGAGCAATGACTCCAGGACCACAAGGAGAAAATGGTCAATCTGCTTATGAACTTTGGAAATCTAAATCTGGAAACGAAGAAAAGTCAGAAGAAGAATTTTTAGCATCTTTAAAAGGAGAGAAAGGTGATACTGGAGCGCAAGGGGCAACTGGTGCTAAAGGAGATACTGGCGAACAAGGTCCGCAAGGAGCAAAAGGCGAAAAAGGAGATACTGGTGCCAAAATAACATCTATTGAATTAACTATTACAGGTACAACTATTTCTGGTACAGCGCATCTTAATGATGAAAGTACAGCATCTATAACTGGCACTTATACAGCAGGTTGATAAGGAGATAAATTATGACTATTGAAGAATACATTGCTTCTTTAAATCTTTCAGATGAAGCAAAAAAGAAAGCAACAGAAGGTTTAAAGAATTTTTTAAAAGATAACTATGTAGAAAAAGCAAAATTTGATGAAGCTACTACAGCTAAATCTAATCTTGAAACGCAGATTAAAGAGCGTGATAAACAGCTTGAAACGTTGAAGAAAACGGCTGGAGATAAAGAAAAATTAGAAAGCACTATTAAGCAGCTACAAGAAGAAAACAAATCTTCTAAAATTAAATACGAGCAAGATTTAAAAAATTTACGTATTGATAGTGCAGTAAAATTAAAATTAACTAATACAGCACAAGATGTTGATATTGTAGCAAGTTTAATTGATAAAACTAAATTAATTGTTGGAGATGATGGCTCCGTTACAGGCTTAGATGAACAGATTAATCCTCTGAAACAATCTAAGCCTTTCTTATTTAAAAGTGATAAACAGCGTTATGAACCTAAAGATGGTGGTAATCCTATAAATAATCCATTTAGTAAAGAACACTTTAATCTTACTGAACAAGGTAAATTATTTAGAGAAAATCCTGAGCAAGCTAGAGCATTGGCTCAAGCTGTTGGGGTAAATATTGGAGGTATTAACTAATGGCAACAACTTTACAAGATATTATTGTACCAGAGCTATTTAACCCATATGTGATAAATCGTTCTATGGAATTATCTGCACTTTACCAAAGCGGAATTGTTAGTAATAATGCAGAATTTGACCGCTTAGCAAGTGAACCAGCACCAATTCACCATATGCCTTTCTTTGAAGATTTGACAGGAGATGCTGAAATTGTAATTGAAGGTAATAAATTAACTCCAGCTAAAATTACATCTAATCAAGATGTATCTACTACTATTCGTCTTGCTAAAGCTTGGGCTGCTACAGATTTATCTGCACAACTATCTGGAAAAGACCCTATGGAAGCTATTGCAACACTTGTTGCTAGATATTGGGAACGTCAACGACAAAAAGTATTACTTCGTATTTTAAAAGGTGTCTTTGATTCTGAAAAAATGAAAGAAGACCATGTGTATGATACGTCTACATTGAGTGGAAAAGCTGCTAATATTTCTGCTTCTGCTTTTATTGAAGCATTGCAGCTTTTAGGAGATGCACAAGACCAACTTACAGGTGTAATTATGCACTCTAAAACAAAATCTTATTTAAAACAGCAAAATCTCATTTCTACAGAAAGAGACAGTAATTCTGTAGAATTTGAAACATATCAAGACCGTAGAGTAATTGTTGATGATGGTTGCCCAGTAGATGAAGGCGTATATACAACGTATCTTTTTGGACAAGGAGCTATTGCATTGGGTAATGGTAGTCCAGAAGGTTTTGTTGCTACCGAAACTGACCGAGAAAAATTAATGGGTTCTGGTATTGATTATCTTATTAATCGTCAATGCTTTATCATGCACCCTAGAGGTATTAAATGGACTAATACAGCACGAGCTAATGTAGAAACTCCTACATTTACAGAACTTGAAAATCCTGAAAACTGGCAACGTGTCTATGAGCCTAAACAAATTCGCATGGTGGCATTTAAGCATAAAGTAGGCTGATATTATGCTAGAGGTAATTAACTTTAAAAATTTGTTGGGGATTGTATCCGATGAAAAGGATACAATCCTTCAATTTATTCTTGATGATGTTGAAGAAACAATATTAAATTACTGTAATATTGATGAATTACCTGAAGGCTTAGTAAATACTGCCTATAGAATGGCTATGGATATTTACAGAAATGAGAATATTGGGAGTGAGGAAGGTTCTAGTGGTAATATAACAAGTATAAAAGAGGGAGATACAACTGTTAATTTTGGTAATAGTTCTAACAATGTTGTATTTGCTAACTCTATATTAAAAAATTATATAGTTCAATTAAGGAAATATAGGAGATTATCAAAATGAATATAGATAAATCTAGACTAAAGGCTAAAATGGCTTTAGAAAAACTATATGAAGATACTTGTAATATTTATACCTATGAAAAAATAACAGACGTTAATACAGGTATTACTAGACAAATAAAAAAAATTTATCTTAAAAATGTTTCTTGTAGAATGTCTTTTTCTAATTTTCCTAGTACAACAGATGATGAGCAAGCTAAACTTACACAAAGTATTAAATTATTTTTACCTTCCGATATACTGATAAAAGCTGGTTCTTATGTATCCATATGTAGACAAGGGTTAACTACAGATTATGTTTGTAGTGGTAAACCTGCTATTTATAAAACACACCAAGAAATAAATCTTGAGTTATATAATGATTTTGCATGATGAAAAAGAATTTTAAAAAGTTAAAACAATTTGAAGCTAATTTAGAAGCATTAAATGAACATAAAGATTTATTTATGCAACAAATGGCTAATGATTTAGCAGCTATGTTTTTAGCTGAAGTAAAAAAACGTACACCTGTAGGAAAAGGAACATTTGAAGTAGTAGGTAAAATTAAACGAGGTAAAAATAAAGGAAAACCTAAATTAAAAAAAATCTCTCAAGGTGGCTCACTTCGTAAGTCTTGGTATATAGTAAAAGCTATTAAACATAGAGATTATTATATAGCTTCTATATTTAATCCTATGGAATATGCAGCTTATGTTGAAAATGGACATAGACAAAAAGTGGGTAGATATGTGCCTATTCTTGGTAAAAGATTAAAAGCAAATTTTGTAGAAGGTCATCACATGATGAAGTTATCTGCTGAATTAGTTGAACAAGAAGGATATGCTTATGTACAGCAAAGATTTTACGATTTTTTAAGGAGACACTTACATGGTTGATGTAAATGGGCAAGATATTGTAAAAGGTATAATAAAGGCTTTAAATAATGAATTTGGTAATAACTACACTTATTATATAAATGATATTCCACAAGGATTTGAAGAACCTTCTTTTTATGTAAGATTATTAGATAGTAGTTTTAATCTTATATATGGCAATCGTTATCTTAGAAAAAATATATTTATGATAAGGTACTTTCCTAAAAGTGAGTTAGAACCACAACAAGAAATAAATGCTATTTTAGATAAACTTTATCCTATATTAGAGTATATTTATATGGAAAATGATTTAATTCGTGGTACAAATATGGAAGCTAATATAGTAGATAATATTTTACATTTACAAATAAATTATGATTTCTTTGTAATAAGACCAATACAACGAGGTCCATTAATGCAAAAATTAATTCAAAAACAAAAGGTGAAATAAATGTATACTAAAACGCAGATTTTGCAATCTAAAAAATATCGTCAGTATAAAGATATACTAGCGGTTATTTTATCTAATAATAAAAATTATACACATGAAGAAATAAAACAAGAATTAGATAAATTTTTATCTACTCCAATAAAGGAAGAAAAAAATTAGGAGGAATAAACTATGGCTTTAGGTGGCGGTACTTGGCTTACACAAAATAAAAAATTACCAGGTACTTATATTAATTTTGTTAGTAAAGTACGTGCTAGTGTAAATATGGCAGACCGTGGATATGCTGCAATGCCTTTAGATTTAGATTGGGGTATTGAAGGTGAAGTATTTACAGTAGAAAATGCTGATTTTCAAAAAAATTCTATGCTTTATTTTGGTTATGATTACAGTCATGAAAAAATGAAGCCTTTGAGAGATTTATTTAAAAATCTTAAAACAGGTTATTTTTATAGAATTAATAATGGAGCAATTAAAGCTAGTAATAATTTAGCAACTGCTAAATATGGTGGCGTTAGAGGCAATAACTTTACTATTGCAATTCAGCCTAATATTGATGATGAAACAAAATATGATGTAATCACTTATTTGAACGAATATAAAGATATTAATAATTCTATGATAGGAATGGCACAAATTGGCAGTGCAGCTATAGCACAAAAAGATACTACATTTACTATGATAGATAAACAAACAATTTCTACATGGGCAGAAATTACAGATAATGATTATGTAGTATTTAAGCGTACAGGCTTATTATCTGAATCTATTACATCTGGTACACCGCTTGAAGGTGGTAGTAATGGTGGTGAAATATCTGGTTTGCAATACCAAGATTTCTTAGAAAAAATTGAACCATATTATTTTAATATTTTAGGCTGTGCTTCTACAGATGAAACTATTCAAGATTTAATGATACAGTTTACTAAGCGTTTGCGTGATGAAGTAGGAGCAAAATTTCAATGTGTAGTTTATGGATATGAAAATGCTGATTATGAAGGTGTTATTAGTATTCAAAATTCTGTTATAGATAAAGGGGAAAGTCCTGCAAATTTAGTTTATTGGGTAACAGGCGCAGAAGCTTCTTGTGCTGTAAATGCAAGTTGTACAAATAAAACATATGATGGTGAATATACTATAAATACAAATTATAAACAAACAGAATTAGAAAAAGCTATTACAAATGGTATGCTTATATTTCACCGTGTAGCAGATAATGTTGATGGTGATATAGTTGGAGATATAAACATTCTTAGAGATATAAATACATTTACTTCTTTTAGTAAAGAAAAAAATGAAGATTTTTCTAGTAATCAGGTTATTCGTGTATTAGACCAACATGCCATTGATATAGCTAGATTATTTAATAAAACATATTTAGGAAAAGAGCCAAATGATGATGAAGGTCGTATGGCTCTTTGGGGCGATATTGTAGCATATGAAAAGGAAATGCAACGAATAAGAGCAATTACTAATTTTAAGGCAGAAGATGTGCCAATCCCTACAATGGGACAATCAAAAGAAACTGTTTTAAGTGAATATGCTATACAACCTGTAATGTGTATGGAAAAACTTTATATGAATATTATTGTAGCTTAGAAAGTTGGTGATTATTAATGGATACGAATAGAACAATGCATGCTAAGGATGTTGTATCTGCAAAATTAGCGTCTTGTGTTATAAATAATTTAAATGGAGAAAGATTTTTGCTTATGCAAGCTAAAAATTTAGAAGCAAAAGCTGAAAAAAATAAGGTAGAAGTACCTATTCTTGGACGAACAGCAGTAGGACATAGAACAACAAATGTTAATTATACAGGTTCTATGACTATTTATAATAATACTTCTCGTTTTAATGAGCTTGTTAAACAATATCAAGATACAGGGCAAGATTTTTATTTTGATATTATTATTAAAAATTATGACCCAACAAGTTCAGTAGGTAGTCAAACTGTTATTTTAAAAGATTGTAACTTAGATGGTGCAACAATAGCTGGTTTTGATGCTGATGGTGATTGGCTTGAGCAAGATGTAGATTTTACTTTTGAAGGCTTTGAAATGCCAGAAAAATTCAAAGACCTTGACGGCATGAAATAAGAGATGGAGGAATAAATAATGACTGATAATTTAAAAGCTTTTATGGCTGAAAGTGCTATTCAATACAAGGAAGTTGATTATGTAGCGTCTGAACGCTTTATTGATGAAAAAAATAATCCTATACCGTGGAAACTTAGAATATTAACCGAAACAGAGTTATCTAAATTAAAAGCACAATGTAAAAAACGTGTAACTAATCCTAAAACTCAACAATCATATATTGAAACAGATTCAAGTAAATTAGCTGATTTAATGATAGAAAATAGCGTTATTTATCCAAATTTAAACAATGCTCAATTACAAGATAGTTACGGTGCTGTAGGAGCGATAGATTTAGCTAAAAAAATGCTCATTCCTGGAGAGTATAACGATTTAATACTTGCTGTAAATGAAGCAAATGGGTTTAATTCTGGTATGGCAGAAAAAATCAAACGAGCAAAAAACTAATAAACGGCAATGATGTATATGCTAACATAATGTATTATTGCCTGCACAAACTGCATAAATTGCCCAGCGAAATATTGAGCCTGTCTGAGGAAGAACAGGCTTTTATTTTTGCTGCAATTTCTATCAAAATGAAACGAGATGAAGAAGAAGCTAAGAAAGCTAAAAATAAAAGGAGATGATATTTTGTCTACTTCTACTTTAGAACAGTTTATAAAAATGAGAGATGGGATATCTAATCCTATTAATAAAGCTACACAAGCAGTAAACAATCTTTATCTAGCAGAAGAACAAATGGCAAATAGCACTTTAGAAGCTGAACAAAGTATGGAAAATATGGCTAATGGTATAAAAAATAATATAGCAGGAATAAATAAAACTATTCCTTATACTATAGGACAATTAGAAGCATTAGGAGCATATCAAGATAAGTTGGGACGTTGGCATGGTGCTGATGGTAAATATTTAAAAGTTAATATAGATACTATACAAGCTGAAAGAAATGTTTCTTCATTAAAAGAAAGTATTGAAAGTTTAAAAGATAGCTTAACAGGTTCTTTTATAATTGGAAGTATTTTTGGTGATATGATATTTAATGCGATAGAAGAAATAGCTTCAATCCCTAGCAAATTAATCAAAGCTTCTGACGCATATTCAGGTATTATGGCGAGATTAAACTTAGTTGCTGGTGGACAAGAGCAAGCAATAGCTTTGAATGAACAAATTTATCAATCGGCACTTAGAGCAAGAGGTCCTTATGATGTAATGGCAGATAGTGTATCTAAAATTGCAATGACTGCAAAAGAAGCATTTCCTGACCCAAGAACTGTAGTACCTTTTATGGAAAATATTCAGAAGTTATTTAATATAGGTGGTACAGATATTGAAAGACAAAAAGACGCTTTATTACAATTAACACAAGCTCTTGGGTCTGGTAAATTGCAAGGTGATGAATTACGTTCTATAGCTGAAGCTGCACCATTAATAGAAAAATATATTGCTGATTATATGGGTGTATCTATGGGAGAAATAAAACAATTAGGTGCAGATGGTGAAATAACAGCAGAAATAATTAAAAATGCTATTTTAGGAGCAACGGATGAAATAAATAAACAATTTGAAACTATTCCTATGAAATGGGAAGATATTTGGACTAATATTCAAAGTAGAATAAGTCATGCGTTTCAACCTGTATATGTAGAAATTAATAAATTAGCTAATAGTTCATTAGTAAAAAGTTTTGCAAATAATTTAGTTGCTGCTGCTACTATTGGAGCTAATGCTATTAATGGACTTATAAACAATATAAAATGGCTAAATAGTGAATTTGATAATTTTTATAATAAAAATAAATTTGCTATTGATACTATAATGGTTGGTTTTGGTGGTGCTATTAGTGTATTAGGCTTATATGGTATAGCTCTTGCTAGTGTAACTACTAAAACGGCTATTTTGGGTGTGATAAGTAAAGTAGGATATGTATTGCAATTTATAGCATATGTTCCTACAGCAATAAAACTTATTCGTACTCTTGGAATAGTGCAAACTTTAACTGCTATGAGTGCTGCTGAAATGTGGGGCGCAATATTTTTGCCTATAGGTGCAGTAGTAGCAGGAGTATATATACTTACTGATGGATTTAATAATTTAGGAGTTGTAATTGAATATACATTTTCTATTTTGTTAGGTATGTTGACATCTGCTGGTATTGCTTTGAGTGGATATATCGCTTATTTAGCTATATATAATGGATTGCAGTTATTGGCTACAGCATATACTTTTGCTTATAATACAGCACTTGGTTTATCTAGTGCTAGTAAATTATTAGCTATAACATATACATTAATGTATAATACAGCGCTTGTGTTAACTAATTCTAGTTTAGCTATTTCTTATACTAGAACTATAGCTGTAAGTATCGCACAAAGATTAATGGCTGTTGCAACTTTATTATCTAGTGGAGCAATGGCTGTATTAAATGCAACTATTTTGCGTAATCCTATATTATGGCTAATAGGTTTGATTGTAGCTGTAGTTGGTGCTTTTATTGGATGGCAAATAGCAAGTAATGGTCTTAGAAATACACTGGCTAATGTATTTGGTGAAATAGCAGAATTTGTCGCTAATTCTATTAATTTTATGATTGAAAAAATAAATGGGTTGATTAGTGCTTTTAATGCTGTTAAATCTACAGTAAATGAAATATTTGGTACTAATTTATCTGCTACAAGTGAAATAACTTATAGAGCAAATCCTTTAGAATATAAATCAGGTGCTAGACAACTTGCATATAATGTTTATGACACAATAACAAATCCCTTTGAGAATTTAGGTGTTTTTAATGGAATAGATAATGTTCCTTATACGACACCAGAAATAGGAAATATTCCTTCTTATGAAGATTTAGCAGGAAAAGATGATACTGCTAAAAATACTAAAGATACGGCAGATAATACTAAAAAAATAGCTGAAGCTATGGATATAATGGACGAAGATTTAAAATTTATGAGAGATATTGCTGAACAAGAAGTAATAAATAAATATACTACTGCTAAAATTGAAATTAATATGGAAAATATAAATAATATTTCCAAAGATGTTGATTTTGATGGAATTATAACACATATAGGTGAACAAATAGCAGAAGCTACAGCAAATGGAGCTGAGGCGGTGCATATATAATGGCATATTATTTTTATTTAGATGATATGATGTTACCTATTCCACCAGCTAAAATGGATATACGTATAAAAAATAAAAATAAAACTGTAAATCTTATAAATGAAGGAGAAATAAATATTATTAAAACAGAAGGTCTGAAAGAAATATCTTTTGAGCTTCTTTTGCCTAATAGTAATTATCCATTTGCAGACTATTCCCAAAGCGATACAGAAATAGGAGTATCTGCATTTAATAATTTGTTTGGTGGTTCAATAGGAATTTTAGGTAATTTATTAAATGAATATTCATTTAAAGGAGCTGAACATTATTTAGAAAAAATAAAAATAGCAAAAGAAAGTAAACAGCCTTTACGATTAATAATAATGAGAATGACACCTAGTTTTGAGGTTTTGTTTGATACTAATTTATTGGTTACCATTGAGAATTATAGTATACGTGAAGATGCTAAAAATGGATTTGATGTTGTAGTGCCTTTACAACTAAAAGAGTATAAGTATTATGCTACAAAAGAAGTTGAGGTAAAAACTGATGAAAATGGCAAAGAAACATATACTATAAAAGAGAATAGACCTACAGATAAAATTACTCCTAGTGTTTGGAAAGTAACAAAAGAAAAATCTGTATATGAAGCTGTAAAATTAGCGAGTGGAGGTAGTTTGAATTGGCGTAGCGTTATGAATTTGAATAAAATGTATAATCCATCAACACCTACATTAAAAGAGGTGTTAAAACTTGAATAATAGCAATGAATTATTAATAACCATTCATACTGTTGATAATAAGTGCTATATACCAGTTGTTGAAGATAATGTAAATATTGAATATTATCGTAAAGGGCAACCAAGCAAAATTACTTTTAAAGTAGTACAAGATGAATTGTTGGATATACAAGAAGGATATAGAGTAAAAGTACAGCGTGGTGATGTAGGTATATTTTTTGGTTTTGTATTTAAACGTAATTTAGATAAAGATAATATTTTATCTATTATTGCTTATGACCAGCTTAGATATCTAAAAAATGAACAGATTTATAATACAGTAAATAAAAAAGCAAGTGAAATAATAAAACAGTTAGCTGAAGATTTTAAGCTAACTATTGGTGATATTGCAGATACTGAATATGTAATTCCACGATTTAGAGCAGGTAAACAAACTTTATTCGATTTAATGCAGACAGCTATAGATATAACTACAGAAGCTACAAAAAATTTATATGTGCTTTATGATGATTATGGAAAGTTGACTCTTAAAAATATAAATGATATGAGAGTTGATATTTTAATTGATAGTGAAACTGCTGAAAATTTTAGTTTTACTTCTGATATAGATAAGGACACATATAATGATATTGTGCTTTATTTTGATAATAAAGATACTAATGCACATGAAATTAGTAATATTGCTATGGATACAAAAACTATAGCAAAATGGGGACTTCTTAGAAAAATAAAATCTGTAAATCCTGAAAAACCAATAAATCTTGATGAATTGGCAAAAGCAATGCTTAAACGTTATAACAGAGTAAGGCGTACATTATCTATAAAAAATGCTTTTGGAGATGATAGAGTTCGTGGTGGTTCTAGTATATTTGTTAAATTATATATAGATAAACAAGAAATAAATATGAAAATGTTAGTTGAATCAGTTAAGCATACCTATACTAATAATTCACATTTTATGGATTTAACACTTAAAGGAGGGATTTTTGAGTGAGTATTGTTGCTTTAAAAGAAGCTATACAACAATTAGTAAAACAACAATTAAATAGTGCTAATCTATGTGATTACAGTCTTGGTGTTGTAGAAACTATTAATCCCTTGACGATTAGAATTGACCAAAAAGAATTACTTACAGAAGAATTTTTAATTTTAACTGATTTAGTTAGAGATTTTGATGTTGATATAACTGTTAATCATACAACAGAAAATAAATCAGGTGGTAGTGGATACGCTTTA